GGGCGCGAACCGGGCTCAAAGAAAAACCGGTCCCAAGATTCATTACGAGCATTTAAAACCGCACCCGGAGGCTCAACCAGCTCAAGCGGGATAACCGCCCCGCCAAAATGCGTGTATGAACTACCGACCGCCGGGTTATCGCTCGCCCAAGCATAGTCTCGCGTGTTAGCCTTGAGGTAGGGGTTAGAAGGTTGCGCAGCCCCCCGCTCTTTCATGTGCAACCCGCTGACTTCACTCACGCGACCGTTTAGGCGGGGTACACCGCGATAGAAAATATTCCGGGCACCCTCGCCCGCTCGGCGGAGGAGACCGCTCGCCTCAGCCTCGCTCGGCTCGAGTGCCGCGAGAGCGCCAGCACCCGCCAACCTAGCCGCTCGCCCACCCGGACCCATAGCCACCATTAGAGCGACATCGAGAGGACTCTGCGGGAGGAGGACTTCGGCTAACCCTTCAGCAGCGGAGGTTCCTGCGTTGCGCAGGGCCTGCATCTGCTCGGCGCGGGTGGGCTCCGACACGCGGCCCGTCTGCGCCTTCATACGGGAAAGCAGGCGACGGTCGTACTCCTCGTCGCTCATAACCGCGCCACCTTCGGCGTAACGGCGAGCGATACTGGGGTCAAGGATAACGATAGACGGATCTTTACTCACGCCATCATCAAGGCGAATAGAGTCGAAACCGCGACCGCGCAAATAGGATAAAATGTCAGCAGCTTCGTCGAACACGGCATTGTCACCTTGCTCGAGATACTGCCCCGCAGGTGTGTCTGGGAAAAACACCCCATAGCGGCGCGCAGCTTCATAAACATCTTCTTCACCCCCGATATTGCGAGGGGTGATTTCGAATTCATGCAGCTTGGGGGCGCGCATTTGCTGTTGGAAAGCTTCAACCGCCGCCCGATCCGTGTTGGTGAACGTGCCTGGGTTTAGATTTTCAAAATCTGAACCGGCGTGATACACCCTCATCGGCCCGAGTTGACTTACCCGCCGAGTCACACCGGCAATACCGCCGCCACCTTCACCCATACCGCGTGCAACAGTCACGCCAAGACTCTGAGGTCGTTCACCTCTAATCTCGGCTTCGATGTCTCGTAATTCGTCGCGCAAGGTTCGGCGAACCCGCCCACCCTCAGCATACTTCTGGTCGAGGTCGGCTAACCCACCCTCGGCGTATTCGGGGCCGGTTGACACACCCGCGCGGCGGAGGATGCTCGGTACGTAATCTTGCGTCTCGCGGATATTCGGGATCGTGTTCCCGGCCCTACGGACGCGCCCAGGCCCCGCATTGTACGCTGCGAGCGCTAATTCCATGCTACCAAACTGATCGAGCATCTGGCGCAAGTAGCGGGCAGAGCCTTCGAGGTTCTGCATGGGATCACGCGGGTCAACGTTCAATTCGCGCGCTGTGGCGGGCATCAACTGCCCCAGGCCGATAGCACCACGCGGGCTTACCGCTGTCGGATTGAACCGGCTCTCCTGCTGGATCAGAGACAGGAAGATATCGCGCGGCAGGTTGTACCGCTCGGCCATGCTGATGGCAGTCGCAACGTGCGGGTTACCCTCATCGAACCGCATCGGGTTGGGCGGGGCATCGGGCGGCGGATTCTCGTCAGGTCGCATCGCCGGAGGCGTAGGGGGTAGAGGTAGGGGCGGCTCACGCACCTGCCGGGTAGGAACGGTCTGACTAAATGCAGCCGACGACGGAGGTCGCCGGGTGGGGCGCGCTCGCTGCTCACGGGTAGAAGCTAACACCGGGTCGAATTCTTGCGATTGAGCGCCGGAGCGCCGCATTTGCTCGATGAGCGCTAAGGCCGCGCTACCGCCCGCAGCGAGCTTAACAGCCCCGCCGTCGGCCCACTTCACCTTGTTCGCCCAATACGCCGGGCTGCTCTTACCCTTGGCAATGTTCTTAGCGTGGCGCGACTTGAAGCTCGCCCGCTTCTGCTTCATGCGGTCGGACTCGCCCGCCTTCGGCTTACCCGCCGTCTCGGCACCCTGCTCACCAAAGCGGATGATCTTTTCCTTACCACCCACGTTGGTTTTCACAATGTGAGACTTCGTCGGGTGGCCGGGGGTGCGGCGCGGTTTGTCCAGCGGCAAGCTGTCTTTATCTGCGCGCTGGGTCACTTCTTCCTCGCCGCACGCATATTGTCAACGAGGTTGGGGTAGGGGCGTCCCGCCGCCTTAGCCATCGCCTTGGCCGAAGACTTCTTTTCTGAAGAGAGCTCCTTGCTCTCACCGAGACCCTTGGGACGCTTCTTGTCCCAAACCGGCTTCTTGTCAGACGGCATACGGGTTCACCCTTTCCCGCTTATACGATTGCTGCTCGTCACGCTCACGAGCACGCGGTAAGTCAAACCAACCATCATTCTTCAGGTAAATGACCACCTGAGTAAATGTGTCTACGTAGTCGTCATGAGCAACAACCGGGAATTTAGCCAGCTGCTTGAGAAACCCCTGCGCCCAAGTTGCGGGGCTGCCGGGGATCTTACCACTTTCTGGTATCCAAAGTAAACCCAATTCAAGCGTAGGAGCAGATTGATGCGCGCGACTGACTTTGTCAGACCGCCCTGGATTATACGCAACCGCCGGAACCCGCGCTAGGCGCAAGTCTTGCAGCAGGCTCTGCCCGCTCGCTTTCTCTTCTACGAGCACGCGGTCAGGTTTACGCGCTCGGCGCAGGCCATCTTTAACCGTTGTGCCGCCATACTCAGTGTTGTAGTCGGTGATAGCGCGCTTACGTAACTCTGGGTATGACAGGTGTTCATCCCAAGCGTCGATGAGCATAGCGTTGCGCACACCGCCGTGCGTAAATATCGCCCAGGTGCTGCAGGCCGTGGGGTCACCGCTGGTGCGCTCGGTAAAGGCGCAGTCGTAGGACTGGATGATGTATTCAAACTGCGGCAGCGCATTTTTAGCAGGCCAAAGCTTAAAGCAGTTGACCTTGAGGATACCGCCACCTTCGGGTTGCGGGTCTTGCTGCAGCTGACCAGCGACACCGTAGGAGCCGAGGAGTTTCTTCAGGTTGTCAACTTCGGTTTTACCAAACCGTTCGGGGCAGATAAGTTCGCCCTTGACTTTACGCGGGTCGTATACTCCTAGGCTCGTCCGCCGGGTTACACCGTCCCACTCAGCGGGGATCATCAGGTGTTCCCAACCGCCGATATCTTCTAGGATGTGACCACTGATGTCTTTCTCGTGCAGGCGCTGCATGATGGTGACCATAGCGTCGGTCTTAGCGTTATTGAGACGCGTGGACCAAACCATGTTGAACCATTCAAGCGCAGCTTCACGCATCGTGTCGGACTGAGCTTCTTGCGCGCTGTGGGGGTCGTCGAGGATGAGGCGAGAACCACCTTCACCCGTCGCCGTGCCACCTACCGAGGTCGCTAGCCGGTAACCCGTTTCGTTATTCTCAAACCGCTGCTTAGCATTCTGGTCGCCGGACAGCTTGAAAACTTCACCCCATCGTTCTTGATACCAGGGTGATTGGATAAGACGCCGGGCCTTGAGGTTGTCACGGATTGACAAGTTACCACTATAGCTAGCACACAGGAACTTCTGCTGCGGCGCGGAGATCCACTCCCACATCGGCCACATAACTGATACGATGGTCGATTTAGAATGACGCGGCGGGATGTTAACGAGCAGCCGCTTGATCTGCCCCCGTGTGACAGCCTCGAGGTGTTCGCATATTTCTTCAATGTGCCAGGAGGGGATAAACGGCACCCCCGGCTCAACCACATGCCAGCTCTGCTTGACGAATTCGTAAAGCGACGTAGCCGCAGCCCGGCGGTCTTTCTCACGCTGGATCATGTCCAGCACAACCGCAGGGGTGAGGCTCTCGCTCACCGGTTAACCGCCCTCAATCCGAGCAGCCTTGGACATCAGCTGCTGCATCTGCTCGAGCTCGTCATCTTTGAGGTTACGCAGGTTGACCGCCGCAATAGGGATAGGCCCACCCCCCGGCCCAGTATGTTCCTGTATAACTTTGTCCCCGTAGATCTTGGGGAGCATCTTGCTCAGCTTCCACTTCAGCGTGTCAATCTGCAGCCGCTTGTGCGCAATGACATCACTGTTAAGCGGAACGAGCACACGCTTCATACGCGGGTTGCCCTCGGGGTCCGACATCTGGTTACCTTCAGCGTCGAGCAGCGGGACCATGGTGTAGGTGTGCGTCTGCGATGCGATCTCCGCGATGCGGTCACCGAGCACCAGATACCCGATCTCCCGCGCAGCCCGGTAACGAGCACCCGCACCGTCCGGGTCTTCCTTTACCCACTTGAGAACCGTGTCGGGCGACGGGCCGTCGTCATACACCCCGCAGGCCTCATACAAACTGAGACCTTTCTCCAGTTCAGCGCAAACAGGCTGCAACCAGATGTCTGCTGTAAATACGCGGTGAATTTCGTGTCTTTTGGGTTTTAGGTTCGGCATGCGACAGTAGCATACCCTGAAACATCTTGCGGGGCAACTTTTCAATTTCAATGACCATGGAAAGAACTGAGCGGCGTGTGTTGTGTGTGTGTGGGGTGGGGGGTGGCATGGAATGATCAGCGGTTAAGAATTTGTGTGTGTGGTGTATACCCCGCTTG